AGAACGTATTGCGTTATTCTGAGGGCTAAATAAGATATATTGTTGAATTTAATTATGTACTCAGCAAATGTACAAAACTTTTTTAAAAAAACAATAATTTATTTCAATTATTTATTTAATTTTTGCTTCTGTTGGTATTTGAAATTCATTAGCCACAAATTGCATTACCTCTTGTATTCTATTAATATCTCTTTTAAGGCCATATAAGGCATCATAAACATACATTGGATTAATTGCCTCACTATTTAAAATAAGTATAGCACGGGTCATCATTTCTACCTCAATTGTAAAAAGAACGTTGCAGGTATACTTGTAACCAAAATCTATTTTATCTACACATACTTTTTCTAACATACGTGGTTGATATCTATTGTAATAATCCCATAGTGGACTATCTTTCATTCCTGGCATATATCTATTCTTACCATTCTTTTCATATGTAAAACCATAAACAGGTTTATTAAAAAATGATAAATGTTCTTTCTTCACAAGAAGCACACTATCTTCTAATTCTAATTTAAGAGCCACGTACTCGTGTGTAATCTGAGTTCCATCTCCATACTTCCCAGATAATATATTAGGGTGGAGTGCGCTAAAATCGCTCTCCATTAGCTTCTCCCCTTTTATTGTAATCTCATTACGTATCCAACTTGGCATAAGTGTAAAAGAATCCGTTATACGTCCCCCAGCGTTATCTGAGGGGGTGGGAATATAATAGCTAGGCAATGTAAGTAAATCAAACAATTGAATATCATCTTCAATATACCTAACTTTATTATTCAACTCCCTTTTTGTATTACCCCTAATTTTATATAACCTTCTTCTTTTAGTTACCTTTTTAGCTTTCACCATAGCCCTACCCACTTTCTTTAAATAAGCTATATCTGGTAGATCAACCATTGAGCACACCCATAAAGAATTTCTAGCTATAACATTATCTGTTGCCCTCGCAAGTGCAGCAGCTATCATTTTACCCCTAAATACTTTTACTTGCTTTGTAGTTATCTTAAATTTATTTGTTGTCTTGGTTAAAAACTTATCACCCAACCGATAATTATAACTCTTACTACCTCTAATAAAACGATTATCACAAACCAAAATACCACCATAAATCAATACATCAATTATACGCTTATAGTTTTTGCCATAATTTTCAATTAATATTTTTGACCACATACTAATGTGATATTCATCCCCCCTTAAATAATCAATTATAGTCTTAGTGAATTGACTCACAAATAATAAACAAGTCTCTATCGCAACTTGTTTATCTGCGTGTACCTTAAATAACAGCTTAGCTGGAACTTTCTCTTTCAAAACTTTATATGTCCCCATAGGTACAGATATTTTATCAGTATTATATATCCTATTATGTACGTTTAAAATTAAGGGGAATTGAGATGAACTTTTTTTACCTAAACTCTCTGAAAGTGTTAATATACCATCTTCTACAGCTTTCACTACCTCTTTTAAAGTGGTATAAGTAGTGTATATAGGTTGAGTGTGTATTGTAGGGTTTATAGATATAGGTTTAGATATAATAAAAGTAGGTATAGATAGTAATGGTAATATGGTGTTAGTAGGTGGTGTTAATATAGATATATATAGGTTGGATTGTTTAATAGAAATTTCTTCCTCTCTTATTACAATGTTATTTTTTTTTATTTCCATATCAGTTTATTTTTGATGTCAGTGTTTATAAGAAGGGGAAGAGACTGACGGCTCTTATCAGTTAAGGAGCAACCCTAAACCTATCCCACAACTATAAATATATAATTTTTTTACTTATTCTAAATAGTTAATATAAATATTTTCAATTTAATATACGAACCCTAGTACCAAATAGTTTCATTTATTTATAACTACTTGATACACAGTGAAAGAAAAACAGTATGTTTTTTTTCTTACTTAGTATAAAGAAAAACCCCCCAGAACGTATTGCGATTTCTGAGAGGTTAACAAAAGATATTGTTGAATTATTACTCAGCAAATATACAAATATTTTTTTTAAAAAAAGCAATTTAACTATTTAATTTATTTTTTTCTCTATTTATATTTAAACAAATGAAAGTGAAAAAAAAACAATTACTAGGATTACGTGGTGATAAAAGATATTTTGCCGAGGGAAATGATCTATACAAAAACTCATTCAATATAATCACTTACCTATACGATGAAGATATTGCCTCTGTGGCTGTAATTAATGCTGCTGACAGGTTTATTTTCCCCCCAGCAACAATTCCTCCACAAAACGATTTTGGAGCCTACTGGATGACCTTTTTAAAGTTGGTTGCAAGGAATGAATATATCGAAAGAGCAAGAGTTGTAAAAAAAATAGATATAAATTATTTTCAAGATTATTCAGATTTTCAAAAGAATATTGCAGTATATGATGAATACGAAGAATTAACAGAAAAAGAGATAAAACTAAAAAAGATTATTTCAACATTACCAAGAGAAATAGATAGGGAAATATATTCACTTTTATTTGAGGGAAAAAAGATAAAAGAAATTGCAGTTGATGTATCTGAATCTGAAAATTTTGTAAAAGGCAGATTATATTGGGGAAGAAAAAAGATAAAAGAATTGTGGTTTTAGCTTTTTCTATACTATTTATAAATATGGATGATATAAACAAAAATATAATTGAACAAATGAAAATATGTATTTCACTTAAAAAGGAAATATTAGCAATGATTATACAATTACAAGAAGAAAGATATCTTAAAGTTAGTAGAGATGGAAAATAGTGGGATGCATAAAAAATATAAAAAAGATGACCATCAAGATCATCTTGGTCAATATGGCGAAGCACTCATAAAAGATATGTTGAAAAAAAGAGGTAATGTTGCTTGTATATATTCACCAGATGATGGGAATCCTCATTACTTGGATGGTATTGCTTTGGTAAAAAAAGGTTTACCTTTTTTCTTTGAGGTAAAGTGCAAACCTAAGTTGAACCATTTTTATGCAACGGGGTTTGATTCGAGCCAGTGGTATCACTATCAGCAAATGAACGCTATATTTCCAGTTTATGTTTTTTTTGTTGATCATATTCTTGGTTCAATATATTATGCCTCTGTTAACATTTTGGTCAAAAACCCCTTCTTCAACGATAAACTTCCAAAATCAATAAGCTTTTTCGATCTTGGATGTATGACTGAATTACGAAAATTAACTCAAACAGAACTAAATGAAATTAAAAAATTAAATTAAAATATGATAACAATAGATAAGAATATAAAATATGAATTAGATAATTTCTTTGGTAATAAATATGATCAGCTAATAGAAATTGCAACGATATTTTGTCGTTCTCCTGAGGATAACCCAAGCGATTTGGTGGCATCAACCTATCTAACCCTATCAGAATTAAAGAATAAAAATGGTATAAAAAATTCTATTCAGAAAGATAACTTATTCAATTTTGTGTTTGTTAGCTTGAGGAACCAGGTGAGGGGGCCTAGTACTTCGTATAACAAGATGAAAATAAAAAATAGGTCAGATATAAGCTCGATGTTAAAACAGCCAGCAGAATACTCCCCAAGCCCTGATGAGATAAAGTGGCTGGAGATAACCAAATGTTTAAATGATTTAAAAGAGAAAGAAGTTATAAGCAAATATGAATATAGATTGTTTCAGTTGCTCAATATGAACGAAGAAATTATCCCGATAAAAAATTTAAGTAAAGAAGAAGTAGATAAATTGAGAAGAAAAACACTGCGAGCATTGTCGAAAGAAGTTGGGATATCTCATATGGCTATTTTTGCAACTTGCAATAAAGTTAAAAAATTAATAAAACAAGAATTAAATAGATAAATTATGGAAAAAGAAACATTTAAATGTGAATGGTGCAATAGAGCACTAAAAACTAAATCAGGGATGATAATGCATCAGAGAAGCTGCAAAAAAAATCCAAATAATATTGTTGAACAAGTTGATGTATATATGAAAGATGTAGATCAGGGTGAAGAATATGTAACAACTCAGTATGAAGATTCAGAGATATTAATCGAAGAACAAGTAGAAGGAATTGCTGAACCAGTTGTTGAAATCGAAGAACCTATTGATGAAATACCTGATATATCCCCTGAGGAAGAAATAATTCCAGAAGAGGAAATTATTCCAGAACCAATAATTGAAGAACCAACAGGATTTATTGTTTATCCAGATTATTATGAACAATTGAAAAGATTGGTACAAAGATACAAAATGAGTGGTAGGACAAAAGCAGAGGATGTTCCCCTTATCGCAAAATTATATAAAAAGTTCACTGGAAAAGAACCTGGGAACTTGGACTGTGGAAATACAGTAAGCTTTCTAACATTAACTGTATCAGCAAATTTCAATCAAGGTAAATTCGAATAAGTGAACTGGAGCACAGTAAAGAAAACCAGGTATAAAAAGCCGATTGGCTGGTGGTATCATAAGTTATTATGTGAAAAATGTTACTTTTTCAATGATAATAAAGGGTACTACCGTCACTTGGACATAATGTTTAAGCATTATAGGCTAGATATATATGGAACTATTGTGCAACAAAAATCTGATATTAATATCATTAGATAGAAAAAACTAAGAACCCCCCCATATGGAGAAGAAAAAAATAGTTAAAAAAAAGCCAGGCAGAAAGAGAGCTGTTCTATCTAAAGCTAAGATAATCAAGGCAATATGTAATGATATAGTAAATCCATACACTAATTCCATAGCTAAATATTATAAAGTGTCGTGGATTACTATGGATAAATTCCTCCAGGAAAATATAGAGATAATAGAATTGATGGAAAAAAGGAAACGAGAAATTGTAGAAAAAGCTGAGGAAGTTATAACTGAAATATTAAATAATCCAGAGGATTTTAATAGAGCGGGGATTGCTAAGTGGGTGTTAACCCAGCGTAATAAGAACTATAAAGATAAGCAGGAATTGGATATTTCTGGTGGAATAGAGATTACTATTAGAGATGCAAAAATAACAAATAAATAAATGGAAATGGAAATGAAAATGGAAGTCACACGAGCTTATCGTGAAACAAAAAAAGCATTTGAGAAAAGTAAAGCTAAGTATATATTTTACAGAGGGGGAACAAACTCAGATAAATCTATATCAATTTTACAGTTCTTATTAGTTTGGGGTTTAGAAAACCCAGGGAAAATTATATCTATCTTCTCGGAATCAATGTCAAAATCTAAAAGAGGTGTTCAATTCGATATGAAGAAAATTGTTGCTAAAGAGATATGGCACCAATTAACTTTTAATAAAACTGAATCCGTTTTATACCTACCTGGTGGAACAGAAATTCGTTTTCTAAGTGCTGGGTCAGAAGATAAGGTTATTGGTATGAGAAGTGATATAAGTTATTTTGATGAGATTGATTTATGTAAAAAGGAAGTTGTTGAGCAGGTATCTATGCGTACAAGGATAAAAACATTAGCTTTATTTAACCCCCGATAAAAATGGGAGCTAATTGAACAACTGGAAACTCGTGATGATTTTAATAGAGATTATCATTAAAGATGCAAAAATAACAGATAAATAAATGGAAATGAAAGTCACACGAGCTTATCGTGAAACAAAAAAAGCATTTAAGAAAGGTAAAGCTAAGTATATATTTCACCGAGGGGGGACGAGTTCAGGTAAATCTATATCAATTTTACAGTTCTTATTAATTTGGGGTTTAGAAAACCCAGAGAAAATTATATCCATTTTCTCGGAGTCAATGCCAAAATCTAAAAGAGGTGTTCAGTCCGATATGAGGAAGATTGTTGCCAAAGAGATATGGCATCAATTAACTTTTAATAAAACTGAATCTGTTCTCTATTTACCAAATGGTACCGAGATTAGATTTCTAGGAGCTGAGTCAGAAGATAAGATTATTGGTATGAGAAGTGATATTAGTTACTTTGATGAAATAGATCTATTCAAAAATGAAGTTGTTGAGCAGGTATCTATACGTACACGGATAAAAGTATTAGCTTCATTTAACCCCCGCCAAAAGTGGGAATTAATTGAACATTTGGAAACCCGTGATGACTATATGGAAATTGTTACAACATATTTAGATAACCCCTTTCTAGAAGAAAGTATAATAAAAGATTTATTAGAGAGAGCTAAACATTCATTGAACTTCAAGCAAGTTTATTTAGATGGGATGTGGGGATCAATAGAAGGATTAATATTTAAAGAAGATATTGGAACAGGTGGAGACTGGCAACTCATTAGCTCAATGCCTGTGGAGGGGATTAATGCACAACATTATGGCCTCGACTTTGGTTTCGTCCATAAAACAGCATCAGTTCATATTAAAATAATAGGTAACTCGGTGTATATCGATGAAATGTTATATAAAGATGATATCGTAAATTCAGATATTGCTAGGGAAATAAAGGGGTTCAATCCTAAAAACCTAAAAGTAGTATGTGATTCAGCTGAACCTCGTGCAATTGCAGAGCTAAGAAGAACCTATGGAATAAATACAGCACCCATAAAGAAGTTGGAACTGAAAGATTCAATACAAAATTGGCAAGAAAAACAGGTATTCATTACAGCTGGTTCAATAAACCTTATTAAAGAACTTAGAATGTGGGAATATTCAAAGAGGAAGAAAGATAGCAAGGGTAACCCAAAGCCAATTGATAAGTTCGACGATGCCATTGCGGCAACTAGGTACGCAATTGATTATTACTTTAAGCCAAAAAACAAACAGCAAATAACCATAATAAATTTTTAATCAATGGAGAAAATAATATTTAAATTAGGAGATACAACATATAAGGCAAAGAGTTTAAATCAGCTAAGTATAAATGAACACCAAGAGGTGGTGAAAGTCATCAATGCTGAGGGGGATGAGTTACAAAAGATTAAAGAATTGATCCATTTGTTAGCAGAAATTCCTTATGATAAGTTAGATATTATTCGTATATCTTCATTTATCCTAATAGATTTTAAGAAATTGCTTTCCATTGATACAACAAAAATTCCCCTAAGGAAATCCTACCGAGTGGAGGGGAAGGATTATTATCTGAGAGAGTTTAATGAAATGAAATATGGAAAATGGATTGATTTAAATTATTTCATTAAGCAAAAAGAAAATACAATGTCAAACACAATTGCACGTATGATTATTCCAGATGATAACATAAATGATACGTATAAATTATCAGAAATTATACGTACAGATTTAAATATAATGGATGGATTAACTTTGTTTGATACAATTATTAATTGGCGGGCAGATTTAATTAAACAATATGAGGGCCTTTTTGAGCCCCCTACCGAAGAGGAAGATGAAGATGAAGAATCTGTTGAGGAAGAAGAGAACGTTCAGGAGGATGAAGATGTGGATGGTGGATGGTCAAATGCGGCATATGAGCTAGCGGAGAATTTATTAAACGTTGATGCAATTAAGGAATTGCCCCTTATCGAGGTTTTAAATTATATGTCATATAAAAAGCAAAAAGCAGAAAAAGAAAAAGCTGCCTATGACAAAGCAAACAATATCAGATAAAATAATATCTTAAATAAAAATTATGGAAGTAACCTTAAAAGAAATATTGGACCAATTACGAATTTTTGTAGATGAGCATTATCAATTGCTATCATTTGGGTTTGGTGATATGGCTAATATTTCTACCAAAGATACACTCTATCCAATCCTTTACGTTGCACCTACAGAGTCAAGGATGAATGGTACACAAGTAATACTAGGACTTGATATGTATATATTCGACTTAGAGAAGCAAGATAAATCAAACCTAGAAACTGTAATGTCAAATTCACTAAGTATTGGAACTGATGTTGTGGCTAACTTTTGGGAAACTGCAACCGTTGGTTTGGGGGTGGATAAAAAATATGATGTGTGGTCAATCGTTGATAATACTGTTCGAATGTATCCAGCAGAATTTAAACAAGATGATGTACTGGCTGGTTATCAATTCTCTTTCGAAATCGAAATTGAAAATACTAATAATAAGTGTGTAATACCTAAATCATAATGGAACAACAAGCCCTAAATAAGATAGCTGAGGCAGTTGTATTATCGCTAAGGCAAGTATTGCAGTCAAAGAATATTGATGCTACTGGTGATCTAAGTAGGTCGATTAAGTATGTTGTATCCCCTAAGTTCATAGAGATTGAAATGTTACAATATGGAGCCTTCGTGGATTCTGGATCAAAACCGCATTCAGCCCCAATAGAGCCGCTTAAGAGGTGGGTGAAGGCTAAAAACCTATCAATCAATCCTTGGGCAGTAAGGGCCAACATAAAGAAATTTGGTACGGCTCCACACAAATGGATTTATAAGTTTCGTGAAAGTATTCTTGATCTGGATGAAGAGCTGCTTGATTATATGGGGATAATTATCGAAAAAGATTTTGATGATAAGTTTAGGAAGATTTGGCAATAAGTGCTAAAAAACAAATTAAAGGTTTCTAATATCATTTAGTAAAAAAAAACATATGTCAATTTCAATTCTACGCCAAGCAAACTCTAAAAATTTTTCAGCAACTCCGATTTATCCTCATGCAAATACAGGGTTTGAGGCTATTACTTTTGGGTCAGATCAATACGAAAGCTATATTGATTTTGTTTATTCAATAAGATTAACAGATTATAAAACGGGTAATGATTTTAGAAACCTTATACCCCCTCTTAATAGCTCAGGATACTCTTATTTCGATGCTATTAAGCCAATCAATCAATCTGTACACTTTACAGCTCAACCTGAGATAACAGCATTCAGTGGTAACACATCTCACATGGGCAAATATAAGTTTACTGTTACTGAGTACTATAGTGGAAAAACATATGATTCAAGTTCTGTGTATGGAATATATGCAAATACATCTCTTAAACAATTTCTGAATGATGATATATACGAGGTTAATATGCTAGATTATTCCATCAATAGCGATACATCAAAGTTCCTTTCATATATCACACCAACAAATGTGCAGGAGGTAAGATTAGGGGATTGGGGAGCGCTTAAGTCTTTCTATGGTGCCAATCAAATTTTGCTTGGTAATAGAAGTTTCTTCAATGAGTTAAAGATTGAGGTAACAAAAGAGAATGGTTCTGTATATGCATATACATTAGCAAATAATGTACCATGGGTTGATTGCACCTCAGCTGCGGTAAAAGATTGTTCAAATAATACAGTAGAGTTTCCTGCTTATCCTGCCAATTTGGCAGCATCAACAGGAACTATTTTAGATACAATAACCTTAGAATCTGGATTTGTTTATATTATAGGCACGGCCAATCCTGTTTCTTTGGTGGTTGGAGATACATATAAGATTTCAGCATATTCAACAACATCCCCTACCTCTGGTGACACTGTTTCTCAGGATTATAACTTCAAGGTGGTATGTGATAACTTTTCTGATTTGCAAGTTTTGTGGGAGAATGAGCTGGGGGGTAATGAATATTATAATTTCTCTAACAAAGAGATAATAACAATAAATAATAAAACTAAAACTTATAAAAAGGATAGGAATGATTGGACAACATTTGAAACAACATTTGATTTCCCATTTTATTATGAGCAGGTAGAAGAAAAAAGAGACACAGTATATCAGAGTACTTATAGGGAAAATTATAAACTAACTTCTAGGCTTTTAAATGACGAAGAGGTGTTACGTTTAAAATCGTTGTTCTACTCAAAAAATATTCAAATAAGGATTGATGACATATGGAGACCTGCGTTACCTGCAAAATCATCAATGAAATTAATTAATAGTGATATACCAGGATTTAAATATTATCAATTTGAAATAACAGTTGACCTAAATAAAAACTTGATTTAATGTTAGCAATAAGAAAAAAGGAAGATTACATATTTAATGAGGAAACCCCCTCAGTAATAATTACATCTGGTTTAACTTATGATACGAATACTATTTTAGGTTCAACAGCAATAGAGTTTGATATTAACAATAGTTCTGAAAGTATTAGGATAGCTAACTTAGAGGATGGTAAAACTTATTTTTTAAAAATATATTTAACACCAAATCCAGATACATTTTATGATGCTACTGATGAATTGAGAGTTCAATTAACATCGGGGGCCAATACTTCAGGTGCTGAATATGCTGTTAAGGATGATGAATCAGTTAGTTTATCAATTGAAACAGATGGTAAGAGTATTTATATAAATCTAAGTGGAGATGTTGTAGCTGGTCAAATAACTGGCTGGATAGATTATGCAACTTTACAACAAAATAAGTGGGAAGAGTTAGATATAGAGGCGTCCAATATTAAGTTAAATAATGCAATAAAAGAGACAACTGATTTAAATAAGATACAAACACAATATTCAAGTAGTTTCCCCTTAATTATGAACAAAAGGAATATTGCAGCATTGGGGGTTAACCCAAATATATTAACAAAATACAATAATGTTAATTTGGTATATGAATTTAGGTTAACTCTATCTGATTATAATTTTGATGGATGGTTGGAAGTAACTAAAATTTCAAAAAGCGATCAAGTATATATAGCCACAGTTAATCTTTATTCGAAGATTATTGATTTTATCACAGATATTTCAGATCAAAAATTAAATCTAATAAAGGGTTTAACTCAACCAGAATATGTTAATAGTAATATAAGGCAACATTCTTATTCAGCAGTAACTGGAAGTCAAGAGTATTGTTATATTATGCACGACTATGGGCAAAATATAAATAATAAATTTTTCTCTAATACTAAGGGGGTTAATAGAAAACTTGTAAAGATTGAAAGTGATTTCAATAGTAATACAAGTTTTTATTTAAATAATGAAACCAGAGAATATAATTCAATGGATACATTTTATACAGAAATTTTCTCTAATAATTTTTATCCCTCATATTTCGCAGAATATATGTTTAGGAAAATTCATACAGATTATGGTTTTTCTGTTGGGGGGGATTTACTCGACATAGATGCTTTTAGTAATTTATTGATTATGCCAAGCAATTTAACAGAGGAAGTTTCAGAGGAAGATTACGCACTAAAATCTGTTATGGGTTCTGCTTACAATTCTCAAATACCTCAGAACACATTGGTAACATTAACCATCCCCCTAAGTGCAGATACGAACTATGATAACGGTTCAATTAATAGTAATTTATATGAACCAGAACACGCAATGTATTGTGGTTTTGATTATGAAATAACAATATCTTTTACTGGCGATACTGTTGCTGGTTATTATAATGTTGGTGGTGAATTTGTAATTTTATATGATGGTATTGCAACTAATAATTGTGATTTTGTTTCTCATTATATCGGCACATCATTTGAAGAAAATGAGGTTAAAGAAGTAACTTGGCAAGGCTCAATCCCATCTGGTATTTATATTCCAGAGAAGAATATTACAGGTGGGGGAATAAAGTTTATATTAAATTTGACATCAATAGATACACCAAGTTATATTAATTATCGTATTGTAGATATCAATATAAGTAATGTGGGTAAGATTAGTGATAGGGTGGCCCCTACAGCAACATTTAACTCTGAACAACTCTTACCTAACATTACTAAGTTTGATTTCGTTAAACAGATTATTACAATGTTTAACTTATATCCAACTATTGAGAACAATAAAATCATATATAACACATATGACAATTTTTATACAGGAAGCACAGTAACAATTGATACACGAGATATAGATGTTACCGAATATCAATTACCTCAAAATTTTGTTGCAAATAAATATAAATGGAATTGGAGGCAAAATGATAATATTGGTGATATAAAATATTTCAATGATAGCCATGAAAATGATTGGGGTTCTTATTCTAAAAAAGGTATAAATAGCAATGACACTATACAGGAGTACAGTAATCCTTTTGGTATAACTTACCACAGAGCTGTTGAGTTGGATGGTGGTACAGTATTAGAAATGGGTGTGAGCTCTGCTAATATGGGTGTGGATAACAGATATGTTTATATTGGTGATCCAGATGTTTATTTTTATAACTCATGGGAACCAATACCAGATGATGTATCATTTGGCATATGGACAAATATGGCTTCCCCCCAAATAAACGGTGGTAATGTTGCATATATTACTGAATATTTCACAACAGTTGATATTGATAATATTAACACAGCAGTTTACTCTGAGGGTTCTGATAGTTTATTATGGTCAAGTCTCTATGATAATTATTATAAAACAGAAATACAAAATTTAACCAATGTTAATGCCCTTAAAATAAAATTTAAAGCTTATATAACTGAGGGGAAATATGCTATGTTAGAGTTGGGCTCACTTGTTAAATTACAAAATGCTTACTTCCATATAGAAAGTATAAAGAATTTCAATGGAAAAGATATGGCTGAGTTTACTTTAATAAAAGTTAATGTAAATCCATTCTATACATCGTAACAAAAATACTTATTTAAATATCATTCAATAAAATAATAATATGGCAAGCGAAAAAACCGTAACATATAAACTGGAATTTGATACTCAACAATTAGATACTGAGCTTATTAAACTTAATAAGGAGATGGATGAATTAACTCAAACACAAAAAGAGTTAAGAAAATCTAATCAAGCTGGATCAAAAGAATTTGCTGAAAATGCTCAAGAACTTAAAAAAGTTAAAGGTAGTTATTCTGATGTATCAAAAGCTATCACCAATGTAAATAAAGTACGTTCAAAAGAAACAGGCCATCTTAAAAAGCAAAAGGCACAACTATCTCTTGTTACACGTCAGATAGATAAGTTAACAAAAGAAGAATTGGATAATGAGAAGATAGGTGGCAAACTTATAAAGAAACAAAAGCAATTATCAGATTCATTATCAAAAGTTGAAAAAGAAGGTGGAAATGCTCATCGTTCAGTGGGTAAATATTCGGAAGCACTTGATGGAATGGGCTCAAATTTAACCTCAATAACAGGTAAAGGTGGTAAAGCTGGTGAAATGATGGGCAAATTCAGTGCTGGTGCAGGCATAGCAGTTGGTGCTGTTGCTGCGTTAGTAGTTGGTATGTATAAATATGCAGAAGCTGCATTAGTTGCAGCTAGGGACACTACAAAAGTGGCTTGGGCATTAGGAGAAAGTAGAACACAATCTAATGAATTAAGAAAAGAAATAAATGTATTAAACGCTGTATGGGGAGCAGAGTTCAACGATACTTTAAAAGCATCACAAACCTTAATGTATGAGTTTGGGGTGTCTTCAGAGTTCTCTTTGGATATAATCAAGCAAGGTTTTGAATCGGGAGCAGATGTTAACGGCCAATTTTTAGAGTTGTTAAAAGAATATCCAGCACAATTAGCATCAGTTGGATTGTCGGCAAAAGAATCTATTGCACTACTTACACAAACAGAACAAATGGGTATTTATTCTGATAAAGGAATTGATGCCATTAAAGAGGGGGGAATACGTTTAAGAGAAAATACAAAAGCAACAGCAGATGCATTAAAAGTATTAACAAAACAAACCCAAGAAGAAGTTAAGAATGCTATTGCTAAGGGTAAAACCTTTGAAGCAATGAAGTTAATTTCAAAGGAATTAAAAAATACAACTTTATCAGCAAGTGAAACTCAAACCATTATTGCAGATGTATTTGGGGGAGCTGGTGAGGATGCTGGTATAAAATTCTTATCATCTTTAGGTGAAATCAATCTTGAATTAGATACTTTACCTAACAAATTAAGTGAAGGTGAGACAGCTTCTAATGAATTAACTGAAGCTTGGTCAATGTTTACTGATAATTTAGTATCACAAGATAGTGGATTGGTTAGTTTTGCGGCTGGTGTTAAGAATTTATTTGCAGATATTGCATGGTTCTTTAATGAAATGATTGATAGATATGAAGAGTGGAAAGGTTTAACCCCTGACGAAAAGGTAGCAGAATTAGCGGAGGATTTCAAAAGCACAACATCTTGGATTGAACGAACTACAAAAGCCGTTAATGAGCACATGTTTTCATTAGAAACTTTAAACACAAGGCAATCTTCTATAATTACTCAAATTGAGCGGTTGAATGCAAAAAAAGAAAGACAAACTTATTTATTAAGCTCTGAAAAAAAGGAACTAAAAGAATATGAAGATTTATTGGTAGTAATAGCAGATGGTATTACTAATTATGCTGATGAAGAAAAAAAGTTAAATAAGATAAAAGAAGAAGGCATTGGTTTAACTGATGAGCAAATTGCTGCAAATAAAAAAGCTAAACAAGCGGCAGATGATGCAGCAGCAAAAAAGGCAAACGCAGAAGCAGAGAAACAACGTTTGATTGATCTTGCAGCATTTAAGAAAACTCAAGCAAGAGAAGATATTGATTTGGTTAGGAAAACCCGTGCAGAAAGACAAGCTGTACTCGATAACATTTATGCTAAAGAAAAAGAAGATTTAAAATTATTAGCTGAAGATAGTGAAAGTACTGCTGTACGTCAAGCGTTAAATGCTTTATCATTAGTAGGAGATGAAAAAGAAAAAGAGTTGGCCTTAAATAAACTGTATAACAGATTAAGTGAGGAAGCAGCAGGACAATACTATACATCACTTAACAAAGCTATTTTAAAGCACGGTGAAAATACAAAAGATGGACTTAAATATATTAAAGCATTACAGGATATTAATTTAGCTAATTTAAAAGCAAACTTATCTAATGATTTAGCCAATCAAAAGGTGGCTACTTCTTCAGTGCTTAAAGATAATGATTATAAACACGAATCATTAGAAATTTCAGATAGTGCTTATTATAAAAAGAAAAATGAAATTGCTATAAATAGTTCTAATTTAGAGAAAAAAACACAAGAAAAATTTGTAACTGATTATGTTGTTTTGCTTCAAGAGAAAAAGGCATTAGAAATAGGAATTGCAATTGCAACAATTGATGCTGGTCAAAAACTTAATGATGAGCGAGCTAAAATAGATATTAAGTATTATAATCTTACAGTTAAAGCAGGAAGAGATAAAGTTATAGCTGAAGAGGGGATAAATCAAGCTATCCTAGAATCCAGAAGAAACCTTGCAAAGGTTTCTGAGATGGTGTATGATGAGAGATTGCAAAAGGAATTGTCTCTACTTGAGGTTCAATTGCAAACTCAAAATGATTTTTTAAAAGAAAATGCCCAAAAAGAAAAAGATATATTAGAGAACAAATTTCAACAAGATATAATAGCATTTAAAAAAACAAATGAGTGGGTAACAATGACCACCGAAGAACAAAATGCCTATCTAGTTGAGCTTGCCCTTGCTCACTCAATGACCATAGATGAGATTGAACAGGAACTATCCGAGAAAAGAATGTCAAGGGTTCAACAATACGCAGATAAGGTTTCTGATATAATGAGTGGTGTTGCTGATCTTCAAAGTGCTCTTCAAAATAGAGAAACTATTGCTTTAGAGAAGGGGCTTACTGCTAGGTATAAAGATGAAAAAGCATATAACCAAGCTATTGTTGATGATGCCAACTCTACAACAGAAGAAAAAGCTGCTGCTAGATTGGAATTAGATGCTATAGAGGATGCTATTGATGACAAACGTAATCAAGCATTATCAGATCAATTTGAGAGTGCTAAGAGCTTAAAAATAGCTATGGTATGGATGAATGCTGCACAGGCTATTTTAGGTACTTGGGCAGGATATGCAGAGATGGGCCCCTATGGTTCTATTGCTGCTGGTATTCAAACTGCATTGATATTATCTGTTGCATCAGTACAATCTGACAATATTGCAAGCCAGGACTATGAGCAAATGGCTGAGGGTGGAATGTTAAAAGGAAATCTACATAGAAACGGTGGTATCAAATTAGCAAATGGAACCGAAGTTGAGGGGGAAGAATACGCAATTATTAACAGAGCTTCAACGCAAGCCTATCGACCATTGTTGGATTATATTAACCAAGCAGGTAATGGTAACGGGAATGTGGCTGATGTTAATCCCCTTATCAACTATGATGATATGGCTGCGGCTTTAACTAAGGCACAAAGTGACCAAATGGTTTATGTTGTATCAAGTGATATATCTGATACTCTGGATAATGATAAAAAACTTCAAGTAAGAAGTGGCTTTTAATACAAAACAAATAATAAAAATATCTTAAATAAATTTAAATTATGGAAAAAAAATTACCAATTTACGAGCTATTAGTCGAAGATGACTGGGCAATGGGTGATATAAGTTATATTGATAACCCAGCTAATACTAAACCGTTCTTTGCTTTTAATAAGCAAAAAGTACAACTCTCATCAGTTGTTGAAGATAAACAAGAAGTTATTGGTGTGGTTCTTATACCTGATCAATTAATATTTCGCCAAGACCAAACAGGATATGAATATCAAGTGTTTTTTTCTGAGGAAACTATTGCTGAATTATCAAGGCAATATATAGCTAATATGTGGGGAAATGCTGGAACAACTTTGCAGCACGATTTACCAGTTAAAGATACACAATTATTAGAATCTTGGTTTACAGGTGAAACTGATAAAGCCAAAGGTTTAGGTTTTGATGACTTACCAAAAGGAACTTGGATGGTTCATTTCAAAGTAAACTCCCCAACCGTTTGGGCAGAAATAAAAGCTGGAATGGCTAATGGATTTTCTGTGGAAACTTGGATGAACATTATTCCTACAGAACTTTCTAAACAAACCCCTAAGGTAGAAGATGAGGTTATTGAACCAGAAGTTGACTTGACTGATGAAGAAGTTATTGCTGAAATCAAATCTCTTTTTGATACAAATAAGTAATATATAATATCTTAAATAAATTAATTAATTAAATTTTTAAATATGGAAAATACAAACAAAAATCTTATAGATAAGATTAAAAGTTTATTTGCTTCAGAAGAAGTTGTTGCGGAAGTGGTTGAAGAAACTCCTGAAGTGATAGTTGACGAGGTTGCTGAAACACCAGCTGAAACTCCAGTTGAAACTCCAGTTGATGAAGTTGTAGAAACTCCAACTGATGAAGTTGTTACTGAGGGAGAAGTTGCTTTATCAACAGAAGAAACTCCTGCTCCTGAGGTTGTTGAACCTATAGCAGAAGTAATTGCATTAAATGCAAAAATAGCTGAATTAGAAGCTCAAATAACAGAGTTATCTACACAACCTGCAGCTGAACCTATAATTAACAAAGACGTTGAAGTTAAACCTTTAACTTTCTCTCAAGTTATGATGGCTGCTAATAAAGCAAAAAGAGAACAATTGGGTATTTAATCATTTATTTTTGATACAAATAAGTAATATATAATATCTTAAATAAAAATTAAAATTAACTTAAAAAAATAAAAAATTATGGCAACAGGATTTAACGTGTCAAGTTTGACAACTTACACAAAACCAGCAACAGAATTTCTTACAGCAGCATTAGTTTATCCAGATGGCTTTTCAAAATATGACATCCAAACTAATATACAAAGCACAAAGAGATTATCTTTCTTAGATGCAGATCCAATTTTACAAGCTTATTCTTGTGCAATGACAAGTACTGGTTCTACAACATTTACTGATAAAACTATCACAGTTGTAGCAATGGGTAATAAGACACCTTATTGTCTTAACGAATTGAGAGCTAAGGATATAGTAGGTGAATATGGAACAGGAACAGGTGTAGCTAACCCTACATTAGGTGGAGTTTTACTTAAAGAAAACACTGACATATTAGCTTATAAACAAGAGAAGATGTTATGGGCAGGTGCAATAGCATCAGGTGACTTAATGGACGGATGGATTACTGAAATATTAGCTGATGCTGATTGTATTGGTGTATCAGGTGCAATCCCTTCTGCAACAACAATTGATAATATTATTGCTGAAATCATTGAAAATATCCCAGAGGCAGTAATGGCTTCAAGACAAAACATTGAAATTCACCTTTCTCAATTATATTACAATATGTATCGTGCAAACAGAATTGCAAGCAATATGTATCACGATGATCCTAGTAATTTAGGTGGAAAAGAAATGGCAGTTTTTGGATATCCAGAAATTACATTAGTAGCTGAGGCTGGCTTAGTAGGCAAAACAACTATGGTAGCGAGTTGGAACAAAAACTTTGTTATTGGTACTGATCAAGTTGGTGAAGTAGCATCTGCAAAATTCGTTTATGTAGAAGCAGAAGCAACTAAAAATGATACTGTTTATTTAATGGCATCTTGGAAAATTGGTAACACATATAAATTCTCTGAAGAAATCGTTTTCTACAAAGTAGTATAACAAATAACTCCCCCTTATATTGGGGGGATTTATTTAAATTAGTATCAAATTTAACTTAAAAAAAATTAAAAATTATGGCAACATGTAATTTAACAGCGGGGATCCCTAGGGGCTGCCGTGATTCAAGCGGCGGGGCGTATAGCTTCTATATCGCTGACTACGTAACAGGAACTACAACTTCTACAGAATATCTTACAAAAGATGGTGAGGGAATTGTAACATCGTTCTCTGGTACATCTACAAGCATACCTGGATTTTATGAATTTACTCCAAATAAGAACTCAGCTTCTTTCACTGAAGAGTATGCAATTTCATTAGAGAATGGTACAAAGGGCTACACTCAAAAGGCCGAAGGTTCTTTTGCGGGGTTAACTCAAGCAAAACAAACATTAATAAACAACTTAGCAAGTGGTAATTTTATCGTGGTTGTTAAGGATAAGAACGCAAAGTTCTGGTTATTAGGTGAAAACGATGCTGCGGTATTGGCATCTGGATCGGGTGGTTCAGGTAAAGTATTAAGTGACCTTAACGGTTACACGCTAGTCATGCAGGCCGAAGAAGGCAGTCCAGCTGCTGAGGTTGATAGTGCTGCAGTAATATTACTATAATATTTATTTGTGGTCTTTA